ATTAAGAGTCTTACTTTGTCTTGTTGATCAATAAGATCAGCAAATTCGTAATCCGCAAGAGATACTCTTCTTCTTGAGTGAGGTGTATCTATTTGAGGAGTGTCCGAATGTCTGCTAGTTTTTAAAACCGCAGTTACTGAACCAACTTGATCGAAGAAAGCATTTTTACCTGTAACGCTTTCAACTCTGACTTTGTCTCTTAATAACGATCCCATTTGTTGAGATAGCATTTGTATGTTAGCAGAATACTGCTGTACAAAAGCTGTAGTTATTTGTGATGACATATTTTTGTCTCCATATTATAGTTGATTTAAAAAAATCAGAAAGGTTCTCCACCAATAGGTAGGCATCTCTTGCATTTAAAGTCTGTTAGACTAGAGTCTATTCCTTCTTGTCTGTAAGGTTCTTGCGAATTGTCTTACTATTAATCCACTTATAATAAATATCTGCGGTTGGCAAGGGATTATTTTTCTGTTGTTCAGAACCTACTTCCTTAATCAACCGCAATATTTCTAAGCGAATTTCTTTATCATTAAGATGATTATCATTTGGCATTTAACATCTCTCTTAAAGTATAAACTTGTTGTACCACCTTATCATGATCTGGGTGCATCCTGTTCCAGTATGGACCATCTTTATCATTAGATAATGCTGCAATCTCAGCTTCAATATCTTTTGTAGTATTTACATTTTCACTTTCAGTACCAAGAATTTTATCTTCAGACATCATACCTGCTATCTTTGCAAAACCTTTTATGATTTCTGGATGATCACCTATTCTTGTTCCATCTTGTAATTGCATATCCAAAACTTCTGGATTGATATTAGCTTTTGCTAATGCACCAGCTTGTTTAACTTTACCTTCAAAGTCTCTACCCCACTCTGCTCTTAACTGTTGTTCAGCTTGAGCTTGAGCAGTTTCAGTATCAATCTTTGATTGCTGAGCTGTGCCTTCCATATTATTTTTATAGAACTCTAAGATACCTTGAGCTTGTTTATTATTTAAACCTAGTTTGTGAGATTGTTCAGCAAAAGATTTAATTGCACCTTCATCTAAATTTACTACTTCAGATTTTACATCTAAAGCATATTTGTCTGGAGATTCTGGTCTGCCAAGTTTTGCATAAACTTCACTCCATTGATCGTCTGTAGAATTATTATTTGGTATTGCAACTTTATCTTGACCAATCATTTTAGTTGCATTGATATAACTTTTTGCTAACGCATCTATCTCAGTAAATTTTTCAATGTTAGGATCATTTCTGTAATCCTCACTAATTGAATCTTTCCAAGAAGTTTGTGGTGCAGGAGTATCTCCTTTTGCAACTGTTGTTGGTTGTGCTGTGGGTTGTACTGTTTCTGTAGTCGTTGTTTCTACAGGCACAGTTTCCTGTGTTATCTGTTCGCTTGACATATTATTTTCCTTTATCCTTTCGTAGCATTGATTTAATAAATAGAACGACACTACGCTGTCCTTCCATATATGCACTTTCATGGCTATCACCTTTTACATTAGTGGTAGAATGATAATGACATCTTTTTTCAAGATCGATTAAGACTTCTTTGCCTTCATCTGTATTGAATATGTATTCGTAGTTTTTTTGTAATCCTTGTAATAACTTCTCTAGTTGTTTATTTGGTTCCATACTATTCCACTTCAGCATTTGCTACAGCTCTTGCTTCGTCTGGCAACGCTTTCGCTAGTGGTGCTACATCTCCTGCGGCTTGTGCAACTTGTTGCATCTGAGCCATTTGTTGTTGTTGTTCAGCTTGTGCTGCTTGTTCTTGTCTTTGAGCATTAACTTCGTTTTGTGATTTTAATAATTTCTGTGGCATACCAACTATGTCTGCCAAGTGTTTCACAAGATTGTCAAAGTTAACATAATCAAATACTGGTGCTACGTTAGCTAATGATCCTAATATTTCTATTGCTCTCATAATAGATTGTAGCTCTGAAGATTTTTGTGCTTTAGCAAGTGGAGATACATATTCAATTTCTATATCTCTACCCGATAAAAATTCTGGTGCTTGTGGTAATAAATTATTTCTAAGCAATATATTAAACACTCTATCAATTAATGGTTTTAATAATTCTGATTGTAGTCTACCTAATACTGGACCAAGTAATCTCATCTTCTCTTCGTTTCTTTGGATAACTTCTGTCGCTGTCATTTGTGGACCTTGTTGCATCATTAACTGATTAACATAGAACACAGCTCTGATTGCATCTCTTCTTTGCTCTTCCATGTTTAATCCTAATGGATTGTTTGCACCAATGTTTAATGGTTCAATTCTATCTCTAGTACCACTTCTATAAAAATTTAATCCACCTGGTACAGTTCTAACAGGTAATAAGAAACCATCATCTGGAACTAATAGTGGTGGGTCAACTTGTTTCTGTGCAGCTTTAATTGTAGTCTTTGACATTTCGTTTAGCATCTTAACGTCTGGCAAAGCTGTCATTGCAGGGGATCTACCATAGATTTCGTTTGATGCTTTTAAGTATCTTGGTACTACAAAAGGAAACTCTTTAAATCCAGAGATAGATAATTCATTTGCATTTTTATATTCTAAGTAAACAGATTCAAATGGCATATTCTCTTTGTCTTTTTTCTTAGGATCAAAGTCTGCTCTTGGATAAACTGCGTGTAGTATTTCTACTTCTTGGTAAGGATCTTTTTTAAAGATACCTTGAATGTCTGATGATACTGTATCGCCAAATTTTTGTACTGCAGCTCTAGCAGAAAGTTTAAATCTTCTAAAGATTGTATCTATTCTACCTTTGTCATTTTCTGCAATAAATACTTCATTGATATGTCTTGTTGAAAACTTAATTAAATCTTCATCATCTTCTTCAATAAACATTGCAGCAGTTCCAAATGTAATTAGATCATGATACAATTCAAATATTTCTTGTTGGAAGTTTGATCTGTTAAATGCTGTGTACATTGCATCTGTTGCAGACTCTAACCAAATTTTTGCTTCATCTTCATTCTCAACATCTTCATCTTTAAATCTTAGGGTAAACCAAGGTGTTGATGGATTTGTTAACATACCATGTAATGATGCTGCTAATAATTCTACTGCTTGTATTGGAGATGAATCAAAGATCATCTCATTTCTTTTATCACCTCTAGCTCTAGTCTTGGTTACATCTGCTTTTCTTGGTTGCATATAATCTGCAACTTCCTGCCAATGCGTTTCCCAGTTTTGCCTTTGACCTTCTAGCTTTTCGTATCTTGATAATAAATTTTTACTTAAATCTGTTCTTGCCATTATGATCCTAATAAACTTGGTTTGCCTAATGTTAATTTGTCATCTTTTGATAAACCTTGTGGACCAGTTAATAACATCATTGATCTACCTCTTTTTTTTGTTTTTCTTAAATCGTATTCTTCAGCATCTGCTGCAGCACTTTGTGATAACTCAGCTTCTGTAGGTGCTGTTGTTTGTATTGTTTTACCACCAGCAGTTTTTTTAATTATAGTTGGTGCAGGTGTGTTGTTATCATTACCACCACCTTGATTTGGTGTTGGGTTTCCATAAGCATCTGTCTTACCTGCTAACCTATCTTTCATATAAGTTTCATAGTTTGCTGCTTTACTTTTTCCAGCAGGTACAACTTTTTCTTCATAAAATTTTCTATTAACTTCTTCTGATGCATCACGAAAAGGTTTTGTAACTGCACCTATTACTCCACCACCTTCTATAAATGTTTTAAATTTACTTTTAGGTTTAGTGTAACCAAATTTATCTTTTGTTTTTGCTGCAGCTATTCTATCTTTTTCAGCTTTATCTTTAGCCATTTGGTTTGGAGAACCTCCTCCTCCACCAGTTGATGCTCCTCCTGCTCCCATACTATTCTCCGAATGTTAGTGATGAAGTTGTTTCTGATTTTGTTTCTCTTGTTTCAGATTTAACTTCTGGTTTTGCAATTTCGTTTTCAAAAGTAATATCATTACTATGATCTATTTTTTTTTCGTAAGTTCTTTTTTCATCTTTTAAAACTAAAGGTTTAACTTTTGGTTTTTTTTTAAAAATCTTTTTAATTTTTTCAAACATTTATTTACCTAGTAAAGTTTCTAATTGTTCTTCTTCAGATTCTTGTATACCAAGAGGTGAAGTAAGTATGGTAGACTTTCTACCTTTTCTTTTTCTCTCAACTGCTGCCTGTTCTTTTACAATTTCTTCTTTTACCTCTGGTTCTATTTCTTGTGGAACTACTGGAGGTGGTTCTGGTGCGGGTTGCACAGGTGGTAGTGGTGGCATTTTTGGTTTGAATATTGATCCCATAATTAAATAATCCTATAACTATTATCTGCTACACTTTGTGGAGCCGATTGTCTAGTATTAATTTCTTGTAGTCCAACAGCAAGGTAACGCATTGCATCACAAGCGTGTGAACTCCAATCATGTACAGGTTTCGATCTGAACATTCTATTTTTGTCGATGTACTTCCTATGGTAATGTCTTAACGCATCTATTAACTTTTTGCAATGGTCTGTATCAATCCAACATCTAGGCAAAGTCATTGTGGTTGCGTGTATGCCATCCTCTAGTGGAATTTTTGGAACTACCTTGAACCTAATTCCTAATTGGTAGGCGACCTCTCTACGGGTCTTGCCATTGCCAAAATCGGTAACTTCAATATCGTGTGGTGCAAAGTGATCTTTGTAGACGTACTCCTTGTCTTTAACAAGCTGAACATAGTAAGGTAAACCTTGACCTCTCTCTTCATGATAATCTATAATGCTTATGCTTCTGCCTAACTGCTGATAAAATATAATAGCACTATGGTCGGAGACCCCGAGATCCCATGCTGTAGATACAGGTAAGGCAGGATCGTAGGGAACTCTAGTTAATTGTTTATCATCATCCATCTTAGAAATTACATCTCCATATACTGCACCTTCTATGTTTGCTATCCAATCACACTCAAACTCTTGTAGGTACTTCTTCTCTCCCATAACTTCTTTTGCTTTGACTAACTCATCCTCATCTACAATCTTAGTGTCTGATGCTTTAGCTTTGTAATTAAACCAATCTTCCGCACCTTGTGCGTGTTGGTATAGTTCATAGAAATTGTTGTTCATTCCCATTGGAGTTCCAATAAAAACACAGTAGCCTTTTCTATCTGATAATGCTGGTCTAATAATTTCTGGGAATAGCTTACTGTTGACGTTTGCATATTCATCAATCACACATCCGTCAAGGTAAATCCCTCTTAATCCATCTGGAGATTCTGAGCCTAGCAAAGTAATACGAGAACCATTTGGTAAATCTACTCTCAATTCTGTTTCGTTAAATTTGGTGTGGGGTATTTTGGCGGTAAACTGTTTCATGTAATCCCATGCAATAGACTTAGCTTGTTTGAAGGTTGGAGCAATGTAAGCAAATCTTGGGTTCTTGAGTTTGGACAGTAATGCTGACCTAATTAGGTGGTTGATCATACATACTGTTTTGCCAAATCTTCTGTGACATACTAGCACATTCCATCTGTGCTTATCTATTTGTCTATGTAAGTGAGCTTGGTGCTTCCTAGGTGTATAGGGTATTTTAATATCCATATCTAGTGAATTGATTTGCTGTAACCATTCTCCCCAAAAGGTGTGTACTCAAATCCTAGTCTCATCATAACATAAGATG